GTATTTGAACATTTCTAACAAATAGAAAATACAACTCTAGTTCTTCCATTGTCGGCAACCTATCAAATAGGTCGCCTCCAATGATGTGCATATTACACTCTTTCTCTAACTCATGAACCTGTTTGAAGAACATTTTATATCTGTTCTTCGCCCAGTCAACTGGGACATTCTTCTGCCCCAGTTTAATATGCCAATCTGCTGTGAATAGTATCATACTACTTTAAAATCCTACTTTGAATTCGTCTTCTAAAGATTCATCTACATTATCGTCGCTACCTTTACGGATGCGATCAAGAAGCTCTTTCTGAGCGTCAGGAGTGGGTCGAGCCATTACTAGATCCATTGATTTAAGATCTTTGATAGCTGCTAACTCATCGTCGTCCAAAGCGCGAGTTTTGCACTTTAACGCTTGTAATTGATATTCGATGTTGTATGCTAGTGGCCCAGTTTTTACTCGTTTGAAAGTAATATCCCAGCCTGATTCTACGTCTGTAGGGTCGCCCAAGTCTTCAGCAGCTGTGATTACTTGTTCCCATAATTTTTTCTTCAAGTTTAGTACTTTAACTTGACCATCTTTAGGGTCGATACACTGTGTAGCATAAGACCAACCACATTTAAGGTCAGGGTAGTACTCACGAACCCAGTCTTTTTCTTTGTTAGTAAACGCTTCTGCGTCACGGTCAAAAGAAAGACACTCTAAAGGTAGATTTTTGTCGTTCTCGCCTTTAATCCAGTAAACATAACGTGCAAGAATATCGCCAACGATACGAACTTTATTGTCGCCGTCTACGTACTTGTAAGAGTTGTTTGAGGATTTTTGTGCTGAACCTTTTTGCTTATTGAATGAAATTGCCATTGTTTTACTTTCTCCGGTGGGCTTCTTCGTATATAAAGTGGATTTGTCCATCTTCTATAAAAAGTAGTCTGTTTTGGTTTATTAAATCTATTAGTTGTGGAGCGTGACGCACACTCAAAGTCTTTTTATTAAATGCAATATAATCGGCTAATTTGCGTCTAGAAGCCAATGCAATATATACTGCTACCTCTTTCGAATCATACTTAAAAGCATAATCTAAAAGAGCATCAGGAGCCAATAAAAAGGAATCTCCTGAAAAGCTTTCACCCATATACTTGTACAATGGGTCGTACTTATTATAAGGTATCTTTTTCTTATGAAGCATGTGGAGAATCTCTAGCACGTTGTTAGAGCTCCCCTCCGCTTTTTCGTAAATCTTCTTCCAATTAAATAAGAGCATTATTATACCAAATAATTAAGCGTTTGTCAAGAACTATTTTTTTAAATGTATGTAATCTCATAACCTTCTTTCATATAATGTCCTATACGATTGGACGCTTGCCTTTTGGCTGTGTTACCTTTCAATTGAATGTCTACTATCACTGGCTGTACCTTTCCTTCTCTCTTTCGAATAACTCGACCGACCAACTGGGTTAGGAGGGGCTCATTATTAATAGGAGTACCAAGAATAAGACAACTAAGGACATCAACGCTAATACCCTCGCTAAAAATAGCTTGAGTGCCGAATAAAATGTTCTTGCTAGTATGTTTAATTTCATCTATTATCTCTTCTCTTTGCTCATGCGGTACGTCGCCCGTAACACAAACTGCTTTTTCACCTGCTAATTCGGCGCATACCTTCAAAAACTGGACACGATCGCTCACTACGAGCACTTTATGCCCTTTTGCGGCGTAGGCCGCAGCCAGCATAGCGACTGTGTGGATATATTCCTCATTAGTGGACAATGCTGTTACACGGTTTGCCCAAGGTGTCTTGTTGCCATCCATAAATCTTACTTCGGATTGTACTAGATGTACTTTAGGAACCATATAGTTCTCTTTAGGTGGTTTATATACTTTACTTCCAAAGTAATCCCTAAACACAACGTGTTTCCCATCTTTTCTTTGTATCGTGCCAGACAGACCTATCTTATATCTACAGTAATTTGAATCTAGTAATTTGGAAAAGGTCGGACTACTAACGTGGTGCATTTCATCTAGGATGATGGTGCCGAATTCCTTCTTTATCTTGTCTATATTTCGGTATAAAGTCTGTGTATTGCCTATGACTATAGGACTATCAATTTCAAACTTTCCGCTGCCTATAATTCCAGCCTTAAAACCATAGACTTTTTCTACTTCTTTAGCCCACTGATTACGCAGAGGTACAGTGTGTACAATAACAAGAGTTTTTAGACCAAGTTTACCTGCCATGGCTAAACCTGTAAAAGTCTTTCCCCAGCTGACCCAAGCGTTTACTATGCAGTTGTCATCGAGATCGTCATAAACCTCTTGCTGGCTAGCACGTAAAGGGAACTTAAACTCAGGAAAGTCTGCTTTCGGCATCAATCGTTTATCTACTATCTCGTAATTAGTCGGGATGAGATCCATTCTTCCGATTGGAATAGAGATCAAACCCGCTCTAATTATTGACATATTCTTAATAACCTGAGGAGGGTCACTAGGATTATGCGAGGCAATCATATACGTAAGCTCCTTATCGATCTCTAATTGCAAATCGATAGGAACTTCCATATATATTCTGTTGCTAATTACTGCTTTCATTTAAGTCCACTGGGAATAATTCATAAATAATCTCGCCACATGCTTTGGCTAGTTCCATATGCTCTTTTTGTGTTCCGTTACCAGAGCGAATATCAATATAGTGTATCCAACTACGAAGAGACCCACTAACATATAACCTAGACTTTGTTAAGCCTTCTGGTAATAATGCTCTAGCCTGCTCTTTCGCAATACCTAACTTAATAGCAGCTTGGTATTGTTTTTTACACATCCATTCTACACGGCTTTGAATGCGAAACCATTCTGTTTCAATTTTTAGATCGTCTACTTCTACCGAGTTTTGACGATTCTTTTCATCTTGCATCCTGGCTTCACGTTTCTCAAACATATCATCAAACGCCTGGTCAGGGTTTGCGTATCTCTGGGAAAACTCTTGGAAAGTAAAAGACCTATGACGAAGTAACTGTCTAGCTATATCTCTAGTAGTCTCTATCTCTAGACACACATTTACCATCTCAAGAGGAGACCAGTGTTTATGTTTTACTAAGTACTTTACCAGTTTTTCACTCGTAGCACTATTATTCTGATTACTAGGGTTACTAACTCTAGCACAGTATGCCACAAGCTCTAAAGGAGTTTTATCTCTTGATGGAGCCGCACTATGGCTGATAATCTTAACCTTCATCTTCTACTTCCATTTTTGCAATTATATATTTCTTGACGAACTCACTTCTTACGATGTCGTCAACCCCGAACTCAATAAAATCGAACTCTTCCATCCTTTCTAATACTTTTAGCCAAGATAGCAGCTCGTTACGTTTAAGATCACTTTGTCTAAAGTCACCGCAGAACATGATTCTGCAATTCTCTCCTACACGAGTAATAATAGAGTCTAGCTCATGGAAACTCATATTCTGGCACTCATCTACTATAATGCAAGCATTTCGTAGTGTTATACCTCGAATAAAAGAAGTAGTCATAAACTGCACTATATTCTTCTGTTTCATGATCTCATATGCATCACCTCTATCAAATAAATGTGTTGCCACATCTTTGTAAGGCTCTTCATATACTGCTGACTTCTCTTTCTCACTCCCCGGAAGGAATCCTATGTCTCTAGTGGGTACAGCGCTCCTAATAATAATTAGGCTATCTGCAAACCCTTTTTCAATATCGTCATAAGCTAGATATGACGATATAAAGGTTTTACCTGTGCCTGCAAGTCCATGCAGTACCAGATTATTGTTTGATTCAAAAGCCGCTAACTGATTTTTTGTTAAAGGCTCAATCTCTTGTAGCCTCAAATTCATGTTTTGCGTCTGTTGTCCTCTATTTCGTTTCTTCAAACCTTTCTCCGTGCTCTCTTCTTTTGGCTATCTGCATATTCGTATAATATCCACGGTAGCCCAGATAAATAAAGTATTCCAGCATATCCCATACCAGGTTCTGGCGGTCTGGGCACTGAAAAAGGGGTAGAAACCTTATCTACCCACAATAAACAGTATTCATCTCGTAACTCTTTCTTTGTAATTCTAGAATACCTTAGCTGACACCAAGTAGTTTTTTCATATATAAAAGGTCTACCCTTAGTATCTATGAAAGTGTTTTGGTTTTGCTTCAATAGCCCATTGAAAGAGTCAATCTGTCTTCTTAATGGCAGCATACTAGGATAGGAGGTCTGTAACCTACGAATACCTAATGTTTTGCCTTTCATGTTTCTATCGTCTACAACTCTTCCATCGAGGAACATAAGTCCATCGGAAAAGCTCCAATCTTGATGAGGAAGAACGTATACAGGAAACTCTACATTCTTTACCTCTTTGAGTGTTATTACCACTATTTACTAGCCATCATATATAGACCTACGTTAGCAAAAGCATACCCAACATAAGTATATAGCATAGGCAAATTATTAAACCTATAATACTGCTCCAAGCCGACATATAAATATATACCTCCAGTTAATGCTATTAATCCACCGCTCATTGTATCCACCCTAGATTCACCATGCCTGACGCTATAATGAAACAACAAGTAATCATATTAAATAAAACCCATATAGTACGTACTATAGCTACTTTGTCCGCTCTCTTGTCATCTTCAAAAGCTTTTGTACCCATAGCTTTACACCAAACTTTCCACATATTAGAGATATAGCTTTTCATACTTGCCCATCGAATAATCACCGCCAATCTCGAAGTCACAGCCCACAGGTGCACCCGGTATAAATATACCCCTA